CCAGCTCGCGTGGCTGCAGGTATCCGGGCTCAGAAGATTTCATCTGCATCGCTTGCCTCCACCACCTCAACCGGCTCCGCTACCGGCTGCTTGATCTTCGCGTTCAGCTGCTCCACCGCTGACTTCGGGGCAGGATCGGCCGTGCGCACCGTCACGGGCTCCACGTCCACCACCTCCTCCTCGGTCTGGATGCCGACCAGCAGCTCGGGGATGTACAGCCGACCCCAGAAGGCCGCGGCGCGGTAGCGGATCATCAGCTCCGGCATGGTCTGCCACTTGCTGCCGCTCTTCGTCGCCCAGCCTTCCTTCTTCGCCATCGCCATGCTCACGGCCGGACCCTTCAGGTCATTGCCGCTGGCGTGCTCCGTCGCCACGCAGTAGCAAGCCAGGCTGTCGCCGCTGCCCGTCATCTCGTAGCGCAGCGGGCTGAACCGGCCGCACCCGTTGATCAGGCCGATGATGAACTGGCTGCTCCAGCTCGGGCGGCCGTGGATGATGTGCAGGTTCTGCATCACCTGGAACGGGCTCATCCGCATCCGGTTGGCGATCTCCAGCGCCACCAGGCAGTTGGCGAACCCCTGCTGCCCTTGGAACTGCGGCGGGATCAGCGTGCTGCTGGCCAGCGCCTTCGCGATCCGCTGCGCATCCTCGAATGCCTGGATGCCGGAGAACACGCTGCCTCCGGTGGTTGTCAGTGCTGTGGACTCGCTCATGGTTGAAGTCTCAAGGTCAGGTAGATGAACAGGCAGCCAGCCACCGCCGGCCAGTAGGTGATCGGCCAGAGCTCCGTCAGGAACCAGCCGCCGGCCAGCGCCGCTGCAGGTGCGCGGATGGCTGCGTAGGTGATCCGCATCAGTAGAGCTCGATCTCGGGTGGCGCTCCAGCTGGCAGCGATCCATCCGGCCGCGGGCGCATCCATGCCGGCAGCCCGATCGGCTCGATCTCCTCGCTGTAGCCCGGCCACCGGCCAGCAGCGCGGCACTCGGCCAGCCGCTCCAGATCCTGCAGCGCACGCTCACCGCCGGCGCCGATCATCTCGCCATCGGCCACGTAGACCGCGACGGCGTGCGGTGGCTTCTTCTCCACGCAGATGAAGATGAACCCCTCAGGCCGGCGTGGCGTGGCCTGCTCGAGGCCGTGCAGATACCAGGCCGCCTGCACGTGGTAGCGGAAGTTGGCGATCGACTTCCTGAACCCAGCAGGGCTCGCATCCTCGGTCGTTTTCAGGTCCACGATCAGGCTGCCGTCATCGGTCAGCCAGTCCGGCCGGCACTTGCACTCGAGGCCTGTCGCCTCATCGGTCCACATGAAGCTCTGCTCGGCCTTGCCCTTCAGCTTCAGCAGCGCACCAGCTGCAGGATGGCTCCACACCGCCTCGGCCATGCGGCTGATGGTGGCGCGATCGTCACAGCTGATCAGCTCACGGCCAGCGGCCTCAGCCTCGAACGCAGCCCACTCCTCCTTCCCGGCCTTGGTGCGGCGATCAATCTGCGGCGCCACCACGTAGCGCTCCTCCCAGCTGTCGGGCTCCAGCGTCAGCGTGTGAACCGCAGTGCCGAGCCGCATCGCTGGCGTCGGCTCAGGCTCCACCCGGTTGGGGTCCAGATACCGCGCCCAGTAGTGCAGCGGGCTGCGCGCGATCTGATCGAGGTGGCTTTTTGATACCGCCGGATGGCGGTGGTAGGCGGCGTTGTCCAAAGGCAGCGCGTACCGAAGGCTCACGCAACTTACCACTGTTTCCCTGCCTGTCATTGCTTCCCCCAGTAGTTCTCAGTATTTCCCTCTCTGCCGGCTAGTATCCGGCCGCTGACCTTGGTATTCCTTCCCGCTATCCAAGGTCAAGTCTCATGAGTCTCACGCTTCGCGACTATCAAGCACAGGCAATCTCGGATCTTCGTGCTGCCTACCGCCAAGGCGCGCGCGCTCCACTGCTGGTCTGCCCCACCGGCGCAGGCAAGACTGTCATGTTCTCAGCGATCACCGCTGGCGCCGCAGATCGCGGCCGCCGCGTGCTGATCCTCGTCCACAGGCGTGAGCTGATCCTGCAGGCCAGCGCCAAGCTGCACCTTGCCGGCGTCTCTCATGGTGTGATTGCGGCTGGCCACCCGGAAGCCGATCATCCGGTGCAGGTTGCATCCGTGCAGACGCTCGCAAGGCGATTGCATCGTCAGCACTGGCAGCCAGATCTCATCGTCATTGATGAGGCACACCACGCGGTCAGCAACACCTGGTCTGCGGTGCTTAACCACTGGCCACAAGCCTTCCGCCTCGGTGTTACGGCGACCCCCATCAGGCAGGACGGCCGTGGCCTCAGTGCGGTGTTCGATCATCTGGTAATTGGACCATCAGTGGCAACTCTTACATCGCAGCGGCACTTATCGCCTGCGCGTGTATTTGCGCCACCAATCATTGCCGACCTGTCCAGAATCGCAATTCGCGCTGGTGATTATTCGCCTGAGCAAGCAGCCGACCGCATGGATCGTCCCACCGTCACAGGTGACGCGATTGCACATTATTTGCGCATCTGTCCCGGCAGGCGGGCAATCGCCTTCTGCTGTTCTGCCAAGCACGCAGACTCCGTAGCCGCAGCCTTCACCGAATCAGGGATCACGGCCGCCACGCTGCTCGGCACAACATCAACGCAGCATCGTGACGCACTCCTGCGACAGTTCGTCGCAGGCACCTTGCAGCTGCTGGTGACCGTCGATGTGGTCTCCGAAGGCTTCGACTGCCCCGATGCCGAAGCCGCCATCCTGCTGCGCCCAACCGCCAGCCTCGGCCTCTACCTGCAGCAGGTCGGCCGCGTGCTGCGCCCCGCACCCGGCAAGGCGCACGCCGTGATCCTCGACCATGTGGGCAACGTCCACCGGCATGGTTTCCCCGATGATCACCGCGACTGGTCGCTGGACGATCGCCTGAAGCGCAGCCGCGCAGCTGGTGCTGCAGCTCCGTGCGTTCGCACATGCCAGACCTGTTTTGCTGCATTTGCACCACAGCCAGCCTGTCCCTGCTGCGGCACACCGGTGCCGATCCAGCAAGCGCGTCAGCTGCGCCAAGTTGCCGGTGAGCTGAAGGAGCTCCACCGCGAGGCCGTGCGCCAGCGTGTCGCCGAGCGCCGCCGTGCCCGCACCCTTCCCGAGCTCATGGCCATCGCACGCCAGCGCGGCTACAGCCCCGCATGGGCGTGGAAGGTCCACAATGCGCGCGCCCGCTAAGTTGAGGTACCCCAGCGGCCTGGCAGCCCTGAGGCGCGACCACCTGCTTGCACAGATGATGACTAAGGCTAAACCGCTGCCGCCGCGCGAACTGGTGGAGCAATTGCTTGATTACGAATTAACAACGGGCTTATTCTTGCGGAAAAAGAAATATGGCAAATACGAAATAGGTTCCATTGTTGGGAACGCCAACCACGACGGATATATTTATATACGCATTAAAGGGAAAGGCTATGCCGCGCATCGGCTTGCTTGGCTATTGGTCGCAAATGAAGATCCCGCCGAACTTGAAATAGACCACATTGACGGCAATCGGCAAAATAATTCGTTCAGTAATTTACGGTTGGCTAATCGCACTCAAAACAATAGAAACGCAAAAACACGGAGAGACAATAACTCCGGGTACAAAGGAGTACATTACAGCAAGGATAACGGCAAATGGCGCGCAGTTATTCATTGTGACAATAAGCGAACACATCTGGGTTATTTTCCCACCGCCGGACTAGCCCACATGGCCTATTGCAAGGCCGCGGCTGAGCTGCACGGCGACTTCGCGAGGGCTGCGTGAGCAACCCCGAGACCGACCTGCAGCAGCGCATCCGTCTCGCGCTCGGTACGCACCCCGATGCCCGCCTTTTCCGCAACCAGGTCGGATCGCTGCCCGATCCCCGCACCGGCCGCCTCGTCACCTTCGGCCTCGCTCGCGGCTCCGCTGACCTGATCGGCTGGCGCACTCTCACCGTCACCCCTGAGATGGTCGGGCAGCGCATTGCCGTCTTCACCAGCCTCGAGGTGAAGACCGCCACAGGCCGCCTTTCGCCTGCTCAGACCCACTGGCTTCATGCCGTCCGCTCAGCCGGTGGCATCGCTGGAGTGGCACGGACTGTTGCAGATGCTCACCACCTGGTTGCCAACCTGCCAACCTTCCCGCCACACTCTGACGGTTCATAGGTCTATGGATGACCAGCCACCCACTCCTCCAGCAGCTCTCCCAACTCCCCGACTCCTGGGCTCTCGTCGCAGTCGGTAACGACAAGCGCCCCTATCAGCCCGAGTGGCAGAAGAACCCCATCTCCCGCGCGGATCTCACCGCCGAAATCACCGCCGGCCGTGCTGTCGCGATCGGCGTCATCGCCGGTCCCCAATCAGGCGGCCTGCTGTTCGTTGATCACGATGGCCTCGGCGCCTCCGAGGTGCTCGAGCAGATCGGTGCCCCACTCCGCGACCTGCCGAAATCATGGGCCGTCACCTCAGGCCGTGATGCCCGCGTCCAGATCATTTATCAGGTCCCAGAGCCTTTCTGGTCCACCATCAAGACCACCAAGCTGCGCAGCTCGATCAAGGGCGAACAGCTCGAGCTCCGCTGGTCCGGCTGCCAGTCCGTCGTCGCAGGCGCCCACCCGATCACCGGCGCCTACCGCTGGCTGAAGGGCCGCGGACCCGGTGAGCTGCCCCTCGCTGAGGCACCCTCGCTGCTGCTCCAGCAGATGCAGCGCCACAAGCCCGACCCAGCTCCGCTGCTGCGCCTGCCCGATACCGACAGCCAGCGCGCTCGCGATTTCCTCGCCGCAGTGCCAGCCGCTGACGCTGACGACTACGACACCTGGGTGAAGGTCGGCATGGCGCTGCACAGCGTCGGCGACGAGTCGCTCCTTTCCGACTGGATCAGCTGGTCTGCCTCATCCGGGAAGTTCGAGCCCGGCATCTGCGAAGCAAAGTGGCGCACGTTCCACGCCGCAGCCGGTGGCGTCTCCCTCGGCACCCTCGCCCATCTCGCCGGCCATGAAAAAGGCCGCCCGTCTCCAGCCGAGCGGCCCGCCGTCCAGCCACAAGAGCGCAGCACGCAGAAGCCTACAGCCAAGCTGCTCCGCCTCGATTCCCTCGAGCTGATCAACCTGCTGCGCCAGCAGCTCGGTGACACGCTCCGCTGGAACGTCTTCTCCCAGCGCATCGAGCTCGACCAGAAGCCGATCGAGCACATCGAGCACTTCTACCTGAAGCTCGCCGAGGACGGCATCAAGACCACCAAGGAGCTCGCCGCTGATGCGCTCCACAAGGTCGCGCTCGAGAACCCGTTCGATCCGGTCCGCGAGTACCTCGAGCACGTCGCCGATCACGTGCCCGCCACCGACATCAATCACCTCGCCACCGCCTACCTGCGCCCCGCTGATCAGCCCGGCACCCTCTATGACGCCATGCTGAAGGCCACGCTGATCGCTGCCGTCCGGCGCGTCTTCGAGCCCGGCAGCAAGCATGACTCGGCCTGCGTGCTCATGGGACCGCAGGGCTGCGGCAAGAGCACCTTCTGGCGCAACCTCGGCGGCCTCTGGTTCAGCGATGCACTCCGCGACGTGTCCAGCCGCGATGACCTGATGGTGCTCCACCGCTCCTGGATCATGGAGTGGGCGGAGCTCGATCACATCACCGGCCGCAAGCACGCCGGCCAGATCAAGGCCTTCCTCACCCAGCAGACCGACACCTTCCGCGCGCCCTACGCACGCAGCACCGAGGACTACCCACGCCGCTCGATCATCGTGGGATCCACCAACCGGGACACCGGCTTCCTGGTCGACGACACCGGCAACCGCCGCTTCTGGGTGATCCCTGTCGCCGTGCCCAGCCAGATCCCCGTCGATGAGCTGCTGCTCGAGCGGGACGCCATCTGGAGCGCAGCGGTCACCGCCTACCGGAACAAGGAGGCGAACCACCTGCCGCGGGAGCTCGCCGAACGGGTGGACATCGAGAACCTCACCTATCTGGTGGACAGCCCGTGGAAGGCGGCCATCGAGGACTGGCTCGGAGCACCACGGAACGCACAGCGGCACATCACCTCAGAGCTGCTTCTGACGGAGGCGATCGGCAAGCCGGTGGAGCGCCAGAGCCGTGCGGACCAGATGCAGGTCGCCACGCTGCTTCGTGACCTCGGTTTCCAAAAGAAGCGGATCACGTTGGAAGGTAGGCAGAAATGGGTGTTCTGCCAACCTCTGAAATGAGGTTGGCAAGGCCTAAACCCTTGCACCGCCTCCCTTCTTCTTACCTATCTAACCTTCTAACCTATAGGATAAAGTAATAAAGGGGAGAGGGGAGAGGGAGGAATACCCCTATATAGGGCGCAGGTAGGTGAAGTTGGAAGGTTGGCAGGGCCGCTCTCACGCCTTTTCGATCGCCTCCCAACTCCGCTCCGCTTACCCTTGGCGCATGGCAACCGTCCGCATCGACCTCCAGAGCGACCTGCAACGGCTCTCGAGCCGCGTGGCGCTGCTCACGGACCAGAACCTGCGCTTCGCCACCTCCAGGGCGCTCACAGGCGCCGCTCGGGCTGCACAGGCTCAGCTGAAGCAGCAGACCCCCCGCTACATCGACCAGCCGACCCGCTGGACCCTCAACGGCACCTACGTGCGCTTCGCACGGCCGGACACCCTCGAGGCCGAGGTGGGCTTCCGCTCCGACCCGCAAGGCCGCGGCAATGCCGCAGGCCGCTACCTGCAGCCGATCGTGAAAGGCACCACGCCGAAGCTGAAGGGCGCTGACCTCGCGGCCAGCAAGATCGCCCGTGAGGCGCCCGGCGCTGTGCTGGTGCCAGCCAAGGGCTCAGGCCTCACCAACGCAGCCGGCAACGTGTCGCTGAGCAAGTACGCCACGATCCTCGGCCAGGCACGTCAGGGCGGCGGCCAGTACTTCATCGGGCCGGTCAAGCCGGGCAGCTCGATCAAGGCCGTGTTCGAGCGCAAGGAGGCTTTCATCAGCCGCACCTCCACGCTGGAGCGCAGCACCCGGCGCGTTTTCACCATCGACCCCACCCCCAAGCAGCGCAGGCCGCAGTTCCCCGTGCGCGAGATCCTCACCAAGGCCTTCGGGCAGGCATGGCCAGCCGAGGTGCGCAAGGCCTACGAGGCCGAGGTGCAGCGCAAGCTGGGCAGGCGCTGAGATCCCTTGCAGCGCAGGCATTCTCAATTGAGACCCATGTTGAGATCACGGCATCGTTATGTCGTCACACGACCCCATCGCTGAGATCCCTTGCGCCGCAAGGGGTTTGGGCTGCCGGGGTCGGGGTATGCGCCGAGGCGCATGGGTCCTCCCCACCGCCCAGGCCGCGGGTATTTCGCGACCCCGCGCTACGGCTAGCGTCAGGTCTTATCGGTCTCTAACGGGACTCAGCGTGAGACAAAAGGCCATAGTGTCCCCACGAGTTAAGCGGTTAACTAGGCTGAGTTAACCAACGCTAGAGCCGAAAACCTTAGTGCTCGTCACGTTTTCTGAGTTCGCCGCGCTGAAGGGATGCTCGAAAGCTGCGGTTACTGCAGCGATTCGATCGCGCATCGGTGCGGCTGTTGTGGAGAAGGACGGCAAGCGCTGGCTGGACCGCGACCTAGCGCTGGAGCTGTGGCGGAAGAACACCAAGGCGACCCACAACGCGAAGGTGAGCGTGCCGGATCCGGTGGAGGCGCGCACACCGGTGGAGCTGCGCAAGGCGATCGACCGGCTGCCGGATGATGCGATCCCTGAGCTGAACGAGAGCCGGGCACGAAGGGAGCACTACCAGGCGGAGCTGGCGAAGCTGCAGGTGGCGCAGCAGCGCAAGGAGCTGGTGCCGGCTGATGAGGTGAAGAAGCAGGCGTTTCAGATTGGACGCAGCGTGAGAGAGGCGCTGAGCAACCTTGCTGATCGGCTGTCGCACCAGCTGGCGGGTGAGACCGACCCTGCGGTGATCCACCAGCTGCTCAGCGATGAGCATCGTGATGCGCTGCTGGCGCTGGCAGACTCAGAACGATGATCGAGCTGCTGCACGGCGACTGCCTCGACCGGCTCCGCGAGCTGCCGGACTGCAGCGTTGATGCCTGCGTGACGGACCCGCCCTATGGGCTGAGCTTCATGGGCAAGGCATGGGACTACGACGTGCCGGGCGCGGAGGTGTGGCGCGAGGTGCTGCGGGTGCTGAAGTCCGGCGGTCACCTGCTCGCGTTCGCGGGCACTCGCACCCAGCACCGGATGGCGGTGCAGATCGAGGATGCGGGCTTCGAGATCCGCGACATGATCGCGTGGGTGTACGGGAGTGGGTTCCCGAAGAGCCTGGACGTGAGCAAGGCGATCGACAAGCGAGGGGGCTCAGTTGCCGGATTTGAGCAGTTCCGGGACGCGGTGCGCGCTGCGATGAAGCGCAGCGGCGTTAGCCGATCACAGCTGCAGGCAGCGCTGGGCAATCACATGTTGAGCCATTACCTCTCTGCTGGCTCACAGCCTGCAGTGCCCAATCTGCGCGATTACCGCATCATCCGCGACACCGTGAGATTGGGATCTGAATTTGACGTGTTGTTTGCGGATGAAGCCGAGCGTGAGGTGGTGGGACAGGACACAAAAGCGCGCAGCACATCCGGCAAGTCGGCCTTGCCCACCGTCGGCGGCAGCACCGTCTACGAGAGCTGGGACATCACCGCCCCCGCGACCCCTGCCGCGCAGCAATGGGCCGGCTGGGGCACGGCGCTGAAGCCTGCGCTGGAGCCGATCACGGTGGCGCGCAAGCCGCTGACGGGCACGGTGGCAGCGAACGTGCTGGAGCACGGCACCGGCGCGATCAACGTGGATGGGTGTCGGGTGGGGACCAGCACAGGCCGCTGGCCGGCGAACCTGATCCACGACGGCAGCGATGAGGTGGTGGGGTTGTTCCCTGATGCCAGGTCAAGTTGTGGCGGTGGCAATCGCATTGCCGGCGAAAGCTGGTTCGGCAACGGTGCCGACGGAGGCAGGTCGCAGCAGTATTACGACTCCGGCAGCGCCGCCCGTTTCTTCTACTGCGCGAAGGCCAGCAAGACCGACCGCGGCGAGAGCAACGGGCATCCGACCGTGAAGCCCACCGAGCTGATGCGCTACCTGTGCCGGCTGGTGACGCCACCGGGCGGCGTGGTGCTGGACCCGTTTATGGGTTCAGGGTCCACCGGCAAGGCGGCGGTGCTGGAGGGCTTCCGGTTCATTGGCATCGAGCGCGAGGCCGAATACCTCGAGATCGCGCGCCAGCGGATCGATGTGCCAGCGCAGGGGTCGCTGCTGTGAGCGTCTGGCGCACGGCCTTCATGGACGGGCTGCGCCCCGAGCCGCCGCTGACGGTGAGCGTGTGGGCTGACAAGCACCGGCGGCTGAGCAGCAAGGCATCGGCGGAGCCTGGACCGTGGCGCACCAACCGGACGCCGTATTTGCGCGAGCCGATGGACTGCCTGAGCACCACCAGCACGGTGCAGCGTGTGGTGATGATGTTCGCGGCGCAGACGGGCAAGACGGAGAGCGGCAGCAACTGGCTGGGCTACGTGATCGCGCACGCACCGGGACCGATGCTGCTGGTGCAGCCGACTGTGGAGATGGCGAAGAGGTTGAGCAAGCAGCGTCTCGAGAGTCTCATCAGCGAGACACCGGTGCTGACGGAGAAGATCGCGCCGGCACGGGCACGCGACTCGGGAAACACGATGTTCGCGAAGGAGTTCCCCGGCGGGATGATGCTGCTGACGGGTGCGAACAGTGCGACAGGCCTGAGATCGACACCGTGCCGCTACATCTTCATGGACGAGATCGACGCCTTCCCGGCTGACGTGGACGGCGAGGGCGATCCGGTAAGCCTGGCGGAGAAGCGTGCGACCACGTTTGCGCGGCGGAAGATCCTGCTTACCAGCACGCCGACCGTGAAGGACTTCAGCCGGATCGAGGCGGAGTACGAACGCAGCGACCAGCGGCGCTTCTTCGTGCCATGCCCGAGCTGTGGCGCGATGCAGTGGCTGAAGTGGCCGCAGCTGAAGTGGGAGAAGAACGACCCGAGCACAGCGGTCTACGAGTGCGAGGCGTGCCACGAGCGCTTCGCCGAGATCCACAAGCCGGCGATGCTGCGTCAAGGAGAGTGGCGCGCGACGGCGCCGAGCGACGGCAAGACGGCGGGCTTCCAGCTGAGTGGGCTGTACAGCCCGCTGGGCTGGCTGAGCTGGGCGGACATGGTGGACGACTTCCTGCGGGCGAAGTCGGATGCACCAATGCTGAAGTCGTTCGTGAACACGCGGCTGGCGGAGACGTGGGAGGAGGACTTCGCCAGCAAGGTGAGCGCGAGCACGCTGCTGGAGCGGTGCGAGGCCTATGCGGGCGGCAGGCTGCCGGATGGCGTGCTGGCGGTGACGATCGGCGTGGACGTGCAGGGCGGTGGCGGCTCAGCCGGTGATCGCTTGGCGGTGAGCGTGTGGGGCTGGGGCCGCGGCGAGGAGGGCTGGCTGATCGATCACCAAGAGATCGCGGGCGACCCGTGCCAGGCGGAGGTGTGGAAGCAGCTGGACCTGCTGGTGCTGCACGAGTGGGAGCACGCGAGCGGCGGCAAGCTGCGGGCGGATGTGGTGGCGGTGGACTCCGGCGGCCACGCGACGGCTGAGGTGTACCAGTACGCGCGGGAGCGCGCTGGTGTGGGCGTGATCGCCATCAAGGGTCAGAGCCAGCGGGGCAAGCCGCCGATCGGCAAGCCGGGCAAGGTGGACATCAACGCCAAGGGGCAGACGCTGAAGCGCGGCGCGCAGGTGTGGCCGGTGGGTGGCGACACGATCAAGACCACGCTGTTCGGCAGGTTGAAGCACAACGAACCCGGCGAGGGCTACCTGCACTTCCATGCGCAAACGGGTGGGG